GTTTCGGGGCGGTGTCTGCCTTTTTTGCAGACCCACCCCCGTTATTTTTCTCACGAAAAACCGCGCCGCCGCTGCTCCGCCCGGGTCTTCCTCCCGTGGCACCGTTCGCACATCGTCCGCAAGTTGGCGTCGTCATCCGTCCCGCCTTCCTCGAGGGGGATCAAGTGATCCACATGGGCCTCGCGTCCGCTCACGGCTCGACGACACTCACCACATCGCATCGCATCACGCAACAGGATCCGCGTCCGTCGGGCTCGCCAATCGGCGGTGTGGTAATGGGCGACTTCCTTCGTCGGCCTGGTCGTCGTCATCCGCTTGGGTCGCCAGGATGGGATCGCTCGCGGCATGGTGGTCACGCTCCCTTCGCCGCGATCCGCGCCGCCTCAAGGTTGGCCCGATAGGTGCGGACGTCGGTCCTTGCGGTTGGCGAGTAGCGGGCCCACGCCATCAGGTGGCCGTGGACGATGTGGCACGGGTCACCGCACAGCGTCATGAGGTTGGCCGGGTCGAGCTCAAGGTCAGGCTGAAGGTGGAACGGCTGAACGTGGTGGACCTCAAGGGCGTCTCGCTGGCCGCAGGCTTCGCAAGCAGGGTGAGCCAGAAGATGGGCGGCGCGAACCTTTGCCCACTTCGGCGACCGCGGCACGCCAGCGGCGACAAGGCCGGGATCGGGTTTCTTGAACAGGCCGAACATAGTCACCTCCAAGTACCCGCGATGTTCACTGACGCCTGCCCCAGCTTCCACGCCCCGCCGACGTTGACATACGCATCCGCCGCCCGCCACGTTCCGCCGACGTTGACTGACAACTTCCGCGGCAACCCGCCGCCGCGATCCGGCAGCGGCGACAGGCCGATCCAGCGACGGGAGGCGAGGAGGCGGATTTCGGCGGGCGTCAGGGCGCGGTTGTAGAGGCGGATGTCGTCTAACTGACCGCTAAGGTATCCACTGAAGCTCGATCTGACTCCTATTGATAATGCGGACTGCGCGCTGTAATTATTTGCAGTGTTAGCACTCCCTGCTCCGTTTTCTTCTACTCCGGTCCCAAGATAAACACCTCCCCCAAAAAACATTGCGTCCCGAACCACTGTACCAGGGTACGCAATGGCAACGTGGGAGAACACGTTTGGAGCAAAACCATTTGCTTTAGAGACGATTGGCCCTCCGCCGCAAAAAACCAAAGTGCCAGCAGCGCGAGTGCGAACAAGGCATGGAAGCGCCGCGCCGCCAGCATCAATTATTGTGCCGTCTAGCGATGTTTTGACCCACGCGGACACAGTAAATGGCGAGTTGCCGGATATACCGATCCTGTCAGGCGCAGTAACGTAATCGTTGACGCCGTCGAAGTTCAGCGCAACGGCGCTGCCGCTCGCACGCCAGTTATCCTGGCCGTCCATGTTCGTCAGCGTGCCGTGAGCGTTCTTCACGCTCCTGTCAAGCAGACGATAGCCGCTGGCCCCCAGCGACGGGCACCACGCGCCGACGAGGCCCTGACGCAACGATGGGTATTCTTGGCGCGGCATTAGTTGATGGTCTGATAAACGGGCTGGAGCCGAATCTGGTGATTGCCTGCCGTTGCGTTGAGCGCCACGGCGGTCGAGTGCGTCACAAACAACACGATCTTCGGCGGCAGCACGCCCCCGAACGCAGCGGCGAGCGACACGGGGCCGAAGTGATAGGCCACGTTGCTGGTGGCGCTCGTTGCCATCGCGGCAAGGTAGCGGCAGACGCTCGCCTTGATGTCGGCGCTCGTAATCGTCTCGGCGGATTCGGTGCCGTCGAAAACGTCCGGCCAGTTGGTGCCGTCCCATGATCCGACGGCCCACACTTCGATACTCTTTGCCGTCGTCGGCGTGGTGCCGGTCGTGATCTTCCCTGACACCAGGTAGTCGAGGACCAACGCCGAATTGTTGTCGATGGCGGTTGACTCTCGGCCCGTCAGCAGATTGGCGTCGGTTGCAAGGCTTGCCAGCGTGATCGTCAGATCGCTCGCTGTGCCGTAGGAGAGTTTCAGATCAGCCATTCGTCAGCCTCCGAGCGTTGATAATCAAGCCCACGCCGATCTCCGGCAGCCCAACCGATTCAGTCCACGGGATCGACAAATCGGCCAGCGCCGTCAGCGCATCGGCCTGCGGCTGCGAACAGATGCCCGCTTGGACGAGTGCGGCCCGCATTCCGACCACCGCGGCCCGGTCCATGTCGACGCTCTGGATCGTCCCCGACTGGTCATCAATCCACGCGAGAACTGTGATCGCCAGAGCGCGAACGGACGGCGTGGTCGATTCGCGCGACTCAATCAGCGCGGGCCAATAGCCGCTCTCGATTGCCGCCTGACGAACCTGCCATGTCGGCACCGGGCGACGGACGCTGACGCGGAGAGCGTTGACGGCGTCGGCCAAAAGTTGGTCTGGCATACCGACGTACTGCGGTTCTGTAATCTTCGCGGCGAGAGCGGAAAGACTCATGCGGAGTACCTCAGGTAGATATCCCCGGAAGTCCCGCCGGACGGGGCGGCGGTGCCGCTGGTGATCGTCGGAATTGTCGGCTTGCCGCTCAGGTCTGCATACGCGCCGCTGGTGGCAACACTTGCGAGCCCGCTTACCGCCGAAGCCGCAATCGTCGCGGCGGTCGTCAAAACTCCGCTCGTCGTCGTGACGACAATCTGGCCGCTGGTCGATCCGATCGCCCCAGCGTTGGTGATGTTGCCGTGAACGTGCGTCGATGTTGCCGCGTCCGTGATCCCGTAGCCGGTGAGCGTTGTCGGCGTGGCGGTGATCGTCGACCACGCCTGGTTGTGTGCCGTCGGCGTCCTCGCATCGGAGAGCCTCGCGTCATTTCCGACGCAGGCCGTGCTCGAGCTCGTGCCGTAGCTCACCGAGATCGTCCCGCTCGTCACCGCCAGGCCGGTGCCGACGATCACGCCCCCGAGGACCGAAACGGTCGCGGCCGGGAGCGTGTAGGTGCCCGCGGCTGTCACCACGCCGGAGCCGTCAATCGACAGGCCACTACCGATCTTGATCCCTCCCAGAATCGACGACGTTGCCGTGGGGAGCGAATAGGCGGCCGGTGTGCCCGACAGATCGGCGTAGGCTCCGCTGGTCGCCACGGTGGCGAATGTCGGCTTCCCGGAGATCGTCGACCAGGTCACCGGGGCCGCGACGGACAGGACGCCCGTCCCGTCGATGGTGACGTTTGATCCCTGTTTCACTCCCCCCAAGACCGATACGGAAGCGGCGGGGAGCGTGTAGCCCCCCGCCACCGCCGTCAGGGCTCCGCCTACGATGCTGAGGCCCGAGCCGACTGACAGGCCAAGTATTGCGGAGGAGCTGGTCCCGCTGTTCGTCAGCGGCGCGCCGACGGTGATCACGCCCGATGATCCGGCGGCCCCGGCGGGGCCTGTCCCGCTGCCGATCAAGACGGCAACGGGCTCCTCGCTGATCGTGACGGAGATATCGGTCATCGCGTCACCTCGCAAAGCCCCTCAAGGAATGTCCTCTGGATCGAGCCCGTGTCCACCCAGATCGCCCGCCACCCGTAGGTGCCCGGGAGGAGCGTCCCGGTCTGGGCCTCGGAGAGAACCATCCCGACGGCGTAGGGTGCGGTCGTGAACGACAGCGAGCCCGAGAGCTTCACGGCGTCATCTCGAAGTCCGTAGATCTCGAAAGTCAGCGTGTAGCCCGTTAGGTTGACGTTGACGGTCAGAGTGCGACGGAACTCGTCCCCTCGGCGGAAGCCCAGGAAGACAATGCCGGGTGTTTGTGATGCGTCTGCCATGTCCCCATCGTTCCCCGTCAGCCGGTGCCGGTGAAGTCTGCCGAGGGCAGGTGGCCTTTGCGGGACCGGATCGCGGCTTTGAGCGCCTCGATCTCCTCGTCGGTCGGGTCGCAGTCGCCCCGGCGCTTCGGGCCTTTACCCTGCCCCCAGTGGACGTCGGCCAGCTGGTCAGCCAAGCGGATCTGGAGCCGCCGGCGGGAGACGCCAGCCAGCCAGGCGGCATCGTCTTGCGTGAGCCCGCGCGCGTGGGCATCGCGAATGATTTTCAGCTGATCTGGCGTCAGGGCGAGCCGGTCTCCTCGAGCGGCCATGTCATCCCTCCCAGGGTGAGATCGCCACCACCGTTCGATCCTTGTCGGCCCAGCGCTTGGCCACCCGCAGGTCGACGACCTGGCTGTCGTCGAGCCATACGATCCCGGAGTCGGTCAGAGCGTCCATGACCCCCTTGGCGAGGTTGTCGACATCCCCGAGGTTGCGGCCGGGATACCCCGGGGCTCCCTTCCGCAGCTCACCGCGGCCTGTCAGGTGGGACGGGGGCCGAAGGAACAGGGCCGTGATCTCGACGACCACCGGGCCGGTGATGGGTTTGGCGAACCGCTTGCCGGCAGCGGCGATGACGGCGGCCTTGAACGCTCGGATCGGGGCGCTGCTGGGGAGGTACATTCGACCGCCGCGGGTCGCGCGGTGGCGCGGCTGCGGGGTTGGTCTGCCGTCGATTTGCAGCGTGATCCATGCCATGGACCTCGAAGCTACGGACGATCAGCCGGTGGGCAACTCTGGTTTTGTCGAGCGGTAGAGGGGCTGCGGCACAACGTCTCCATCGGCAGCGCGCTCGGCCTCGCACTTTGACTGGTGCAGCGAGGTGTGGTCGGTCCATTCGCACAGCCACGCCACTGGCTCACGGCCGATGCTCGCTAAGTGCCAGTCCTGGCCACTATCGCCCGTTGTCGCACCACAAGATCCAGAACTGACGCATTGCGGTTCCCCGCCGCCGCTCGCGGCCTGCGCGGCGTGATTCGATCCGCCGACCGCGTTCGCGTGTGGTGCGAGTTTCGGCCCCTCGGCAAAGCAGGCACGGAGAGCGTCACGCTCGGCTTCGGCCTTCAGCCGCCTGATATCCGACGTTGCCAGCGCACGCCGCAGCACGGCTTCGGCCTTCAGCCGCCTGATATCCGACGTTGCCAGCGCACGCCGCAGCACCTCAGCGTCTGCTTCGGACGACGGCTCATCGACAACGCGGACGGATTCGGAGACCTGCTCGCTGATTCCCCACTTCCGAAGAATCTCAGGCCAACACCACTCGGCTGGCTTGCTGCGGCACGTCACCTCCAGCGTCACCCGCTCCGTCCGCAGGCCGGACGGTGCCGCACGCTCGCTTGCCTCGGCCCGGTAGTCCGCGGCCTGCTTGTCTCGTTTCGTCCCCATGCTCTCACCTTTGTTTTCGTGTTCCGGTGCCGATGATGGCGAATCACTTTTCGGCAACATCCCAATGCACTCCTCCAGCGTCGGCAGCGGCCCCGTCCGGCCGTCCTCGGCCGCTCGCACGGCGGCGTCGCGGGACGGGTCGGAACACCATGCGTGAGTCATCGGCTGGCCTCCGAAATGAATCGCTCTATGAGATCAAGAAACTTCCCCAGTGCGTCAAAGAAGACGTAGAAAGCCAACGCGTATAACATCGACCGCTGTTGCTGTGTCAAGTCTTACCCCTCGTTAAATGTCTGCGGCCCTGTCGGTATAACACTCGTAGCACCACCATGCTTCATTATTCTCGTCGTCCGGGAAAATCTCACGAACGTAGGGATCAACGGTCAGCGTGCAGCGTTTCGTCTTTCCGCAATGATCGCACTGAACTTGCTCGCTGTCGCTTTCGTCCCAGTCCGGTTCGTCGCCCATCCTCACCCCTCCCCGCGGCCGCGCCGCTCTTGTTTTTCAGCCAGGTAATCCCACCAATCCGCCACCTGCCGCAACCACGCCGCAGCCCGCCGCCACTCGCGCGGCTGCTTGTCGATCCTGTCGGCCACCGGCAATAGGAAAAACAGATCCATCGGATCGACCGCGGCGCACAGCCGCCCTCGGTGCATCCGGTCGCGCGGTCGTCTCACGGATTTCCCCACGTTGGCTGTCCGACGATCTCGATCCGACTACCGACGAGATTAATGCGCGGTTCCGGCTGAAATCCTCCGCCATTGCCTTGGAGGCAGGTGACGACCGCGTTGGCCCAATTAATTTGCGACTGAACGCCCGTCCAATTCAGGAAACCGAGCGTCCATGAGCCGTCAAGAAATATTACGCGGACCTCGACGCGCCAATTGCCGGTGTCATTCAGCCGCGTCTTGTCGGCGGCGACCTTTACCACCGCGGCCGGGGCCTGAGCCGCACCCATGCACACCAGAGCCGCCACCGCGATCAACGTCGACACGCAACGCATCTGAGAATCCCTCCATGAGCATCGAACCGTGGCCGCCGTCGTGACGAGCCACACGAACAAAGGCGCGATGAGGGAATCGAACCCTCGTCTCCCGCATGGCGGGATCCTGCCACTGGACGAATCGCGCCGAATGAATCACCGCAGGCTGTAACGCCGACACCCATACCAGCGACCATCACGGCCCTGAGCGGTTCCCTCCTCGAGCACGGCTCGGCCGTTGTTGCAGCACGAAGCCAGCGCCGCGGCCGGACTGCCGCCGACCCCGACGCCCTCGTAGGTGTTGCCGTGGCTGGAGGCGTGGACCATCGAACCGGCCGAGGCCATCGCCTCGGCGTGGGCCTGAGCCCCTCCGCCGCGGGTCACCGTCCTCGAGCTCGACGTCGAGCAGCTGCTGCCGGTGCAGGTCGACGACCTGGCGGTGGTCACCGATCGCTTCCAGGGGCCGGCGTGGGCCGTGGTGGCGAGCAGGGACAGGGCCAGGGTGAATACGATCCGTCGCATGAGAAATCCTCCGTGGGTGAACTGAACTGGGGTCGAGGGTATCGGGCGTGGTGCGGTGGGCAACTCAGCCTTGCCCCTTCCTGGCGAGCGCTTCGCGGGTCCGGCGGAAGGCGTCGGCGACATCGCCGGTGAACTCCCGGACGGGGGCCCGGTCGTCCCCGCCTCGAGCTCCTGACCGATCTGGCTTCGGGGGGTCGTACTGTCCGGCCACGCAAAGCGGCACGAACTTCGGCCCGAGGAACTGGGGGAGCCCGACCGGCTTGACGAAGAACTTGCAACGCGCCAGGCGCTCGACTGACGCCCTTGCGTCGTCCAGCCACCCCGGAACCGCAATTCGGTCTGCCCAGGCGTCTGGGGGCGTCGGGGGAGTCCAGGGCGTGCCTGCCCCGCGGTTCCAGATCTCCCGGAACTCGGGCCACGGGTCTCCCTGCCCTGCCTCTCCCGGCGGAGCCTCGCGTGGTGGTGGTGGAACTTCTTCTCTCCTCTCCTCTCCTCTTCTCTTCTCTGGTTGCGCTTCTGTTGCGGTGCGCGCGCAACGGGAGCGTTTCATCCGGTCTGACGACAGTGCTCGGGCCTTCGCGGTGTCGCTGCAATGCCGGTGAAAACGGGGAAAACACAGTCCCCCGGTCTTTTTCTCCAGCCAGCCCGCCCTCTCAAGAGCGGCACCGAATCCCTCACACCTAGTCAGCCTATCTACCCAAGAATGCCCAATCCCCTCGGCCTCTCCGTCGGTCGTGTGGCGGTCTGCCCATGACCACAGACGGAACAGCTTCCCGAGGACCAAGTCTTCGTCGATCGCCAGATCCGAGGCAACACGGATCACCGACGGGTCGTCCGCCAGGTCGTGTCGCATCTTCAGCCAGTCACCGGCCATCCGTTGCCTCCCACGGGGCGTCAAGCCCCATCCACTGCTGCCAGCTCTTCGTTCCCCCGCCCATCCGATGGACCGCGAACTTCGTCAACTGCTCCTCGGCGTCTGGCCTGTCTGCCAGCGACAGGCCAGCCAGCGTCCTTGAGACCGCATCTCCGCAGCCGGGTTCCCCGAGGTGAGCGTCCACCGCCTGGCACACCGAAGCCCAGACCGCCTTCCGTGTCCGCTCGTCGTCGAGCACATCCGAACGATCCCGGATCAGCCCCGACACCACCCGCCAGTTCTCTACCCGGCTGCGCTGGACGTAATGCGTCGATGCACAGATCGGGGCCTCGCTCTTCCAGTGGCGACGGCCGCAGCCGTCGGCCAAGTCGCCGAGGAGAGAATCGGCGAGGAGCTCGAAGGAGTCAGGCATCTTTGAGCGATCCGGCAAGCTCTATCAGTGCTTCATGAAGCTCTTCGTTTGACATTCCAGCCCTGACTATGTTCAGGAATCTCACTCCAACACCCACATCACGCAAACTTTCGACGTAACCTCCCTTTCCGCACACTTTAACCCCGAACGGCGAAGCCATCTCAGGGAATGCAAGATCCCATATCATGCTGTCAGGAAACCCAAAGTCAGATCGCAGCAAGGCAGAGTCTTTGGATATCCTCTTCATTGTTGCTTCTTGTTTTTTGAAGTGCTTTTCCATTTCATCGATCCTCTCTTTGTCTGCGACCGTCATCGCAAGAGAAGACCGACAAGACAGCCAGTAATAACTCATTCCTTTCGGTACCTTGATCTCGGTCGACTTCCACCAGCATTTTTGGCACTTAAATGTTTGCCCATCATCATCTTCGTCAATGTCTACGACGAACTCCTCGTCTCCGCATTGTGGACACCACTTAACACACGCAACGGGTTCTCCCAATGCGTCCATTTCCCACCAAACTCCGGCCTTCGGGTGCTCGCCTAACGCTTCATGGCAAGGTCTACAGAGCGTCTGGAGGTCTTCAGCCGAAACCTCCCATGGCGCTCCGTTGTATTTTTTGTGATGCACATTGAGCATTGTCGTTCCGTCCTTGCAGCAGCAGCACAAGAAGTTGTCTCGCTGCATCACCTCAAGACGAAGCCTCTGCCATCTAGGGTCAGTCCAATTCGATTCCTCAAACCTTGCATTTTTTGAATAGGCCATCACTTCACCCCCCATTCAGTCTCACCACGCCGTGCCGCCGAGAGAACCTCTCTCCCGGTCCTGAGAACCTTCCCGAGCCGCTCCAGCCGCTTCATCCTGCGGATGACCTGCTGCTCCGTCAGGCTCCCGATCCTGGCCGCCAGCTCCGTCTTCCCCGCCGGGCCACACTCCAGCGCCACCAGGATCAGCCGTTCGTGTTCGTCAACAGCCGAAGCCGTCATCGACTGAGCCGCGGCCACGCTCGTCGGCGGATCACTCCGCCTGGCCGAGGCGAACAGCGGGAGCCCGCTGTCGTCGGGGGCCGGTCGGTAGTCGTCAAGGCGCGTCCTCATAGGGAACCGATCCTCCCGTTCTCGATTGCGGCCCACGCGATGTCGCGGAGCAGCTGCTCGCGGTCGGTGGGCTCGTCGAAGTCCACCGCCTCGAGCTCGGCCTGGAGCTCGTCCCACACACTGACCGCCGGGCCGTCAGGCTCGACGACCGGGCAGACCAGCCGCATGGCGACCGATCCTCGGATCGACTGCTGAATTCCATGCGTCGAGCAATATCGACGCTCGCCGACAGCCCACCTTCCGGCCTCGACGCAACCGGCTTCCGTGCATTCGCTCATGTGACCACCAGCCTTTCCGCCTCGAGGAGTTGTGCCGCGCGCAGCAGGACCGTTTCCCTAGCCCCGCCCCGGTCGGACTTGTCGTCGGCGGATCGCCACCGATCGACTGCCGCGGCCAGAAGGACGATGTATTCATCCCGCCGGATGGCCAGCGTCTCGGCCTCCATATCGCCGTTGCCGCCCGTCTGGCGATTACGGAGCAGGCCAAAAGCCTTTTGGTCCCTACGAACCGACCTCTGATACTCGTTCGCGCACGCCTTACAACGGCTTTGCCGGCCGTCCTTGTTGCCGCTGGTCGCATAGAACATCTCCAGCGGTTTGGTCTGGTCGCAGCCCTTGCAATGCTTGGCCAGTTGATCGACCGTAGTAGCTCCCCCCATCTGCCCCCCCTTGTGCGAAAGATCCCGACGGCGGGCGGTTTTTTCCGTGGCCTTCCCGAGCCAGACGCGAGTCTGGTGTTGGTAAGATCCCCGCCCGCCGCCGGGAGTGTTGTGTTGCCTACTTCGGCGAAGTGTTCGATTCGATCTCTTCGAGACGGCTCACGATTAACTCTCCCCAAAACGCCACAGCCACCTCCAGACTCTTAACCGCTTCCGCAAGGCCTGTTTGATCGACAGAAACTGGAGCCTTTGCCGGTTGATTCGCTAACGCAACACTCTTAGCAGCGTCAAGGAACGCCTGCGCATCACCGAGGTGAATTGCCCATGCCCCATCATGCTTGTAAGCCCGAATCTTTTTGGCATCAGCGGCTTTCATCAACCTGCCGTAGTCGCCAAATGGCCCGCAATTTTTGTGCTGCCCTTTTGTACGAGTGTCCAAAGCAGCAAGCCATCCCCATCCATCCGGCAATTCTTCGGTAGCCATCGATGTTATCTCCTTGTGACTAAATCCCATCCCACCCCGGCCGCGTCGATCGGCCTCCGGCCCTATACCGGGAGTGGTTATTCGTGGCCGCTGGGGAAACAGGAGAAACCCAGCGCCATGACTGCCGGTGTAAAGCAGACCGCCGGCGGCTGCGCCCATTCCGCCGTAAACGAAGCGGGACCAGGACGGGTCTATGAATCACTTCCTTCGTAGCCTCTTGATCCTCGCCATCTGCTCCGCGGCCTCGTCGAACCTCGCCATGACAAACAGCCGGTTGGCGATCTCCTGGCCACCCTCACTGACAATCCACCACGCATTGAGGGCGTCTCGGAGCTTGGCCAGCCGGCCATCCAGGACCGCCTCTTCCTTGTGCCGCTTCTCACGATCCATGTGGGCCATCGTTCCGACGCGGGAGCCACGATTGAGCATGGGTCACCTCAGAAAGGAACGTCGTCGGAACCACCGGCCTCATCGCCTCGAGCCGTGGCGACAGCCGCCGCGGGCGTCCGTGGCTTCGGCTTGGCCGGGGCCGGCTCTGCGGCCGGGGCCGGTGCAGCAGCGACGGCACCACCGCGGACGGTCCATGTCCCCCGGATCGTGTCGATGCCGACGTTGGTCCGGCTCTGGTCGTCCACCCAACGGCGAGTCGACACCAGCACCCGCTTCCCGAGGATCTCCCGGGGGACCAGCGAGAGCCCGTTGTCGCGGTTGATCTGGAGAGCGTCGGCCAGGGCCGCGCCGAAGCGGATCCCCCGGGCCGTGTCGCCGATCTTTAGCACCGGCCAGGCGTAGACCTCGCCACCCTTCACGGGCTGAAAAACCACCCGCAGGTTGGCGCTCCCATCGTTGTCATACTTGTCCTCGGCCGAGACGATCACGCATTCGTGACGCCCGTCTTCGAGCGGCTCGGTGCCCTCGATCGGCTGGCCGGGCGTGTAACTGGTGAACTCCATCTCTGATCCCTCCCTCATCCCTCGGCGTCGGCGTCCGGTTCGACCGGCTCCATGCCACGCGCCGCGTGTTTGATTGACTCCCGCAGACTGATCAGCGACCGGGCCAGCGTCATCGGCCCGAAGACCCGCGATGCCCGCCACTCCTCCAGAACCTCCCGGGCCCGCTCCGCGATCTCCTCGAGCTCTTCCCGGCCAGCCCCGACCGCAGACGGGAGCGGCGTGGCCGAGTGACGAGCCGCGAAGTCCGCGGCGTCCGTGGCCCCGTCGATCCGCCGACGCTGCCGCTTGGCCATCTCGACCAGCGAGTCGGGGACGGGATCCTCGGCCTCGCGGTCCCAGACCTCACGCCATGTCTTCGGAGGGCCGTCCATCAGACGGGCTCCTCTTCGTGAGCCATCTCGGCCACCAGCTCCCGGCCGTGCTCGACCGCCAGGTCGATGGCCTCGGACTTCGAGATGCCGCTGCTGATCGCGGCCCGCATGACGGCGCGGCAGCCGTTCTTGACCGAGTCTGGGAACTCACCGAGCTCGACGACCCGCGGATCCAGAGAAGGGGCGGCCGGTGGCGGGGGGGAATCCGCCACCGGCTCGCCATCGGCCAGCCAGAGAGCGAGCTGGCGGCCGAACTCTTCGTCCGGCTTGTCGATGATCCGATCCTGGAACCGGCCCGTCCGGTCCTTGATCACGTTGGCGAAATGCTCGGTCGAAATCTCCAAGAGCAGATCGAACTCGTATTCGATTCCCTTGCCCTGCTCCGGGGCCATGCCGATCCGCTGGGGAACCTTCTTCCCGCGGCCGTCTTCCACCGTCGTCCATTCGGTCTTGCTGCGGATCGTCGCCAGCACATGGCCGGGGAAGTCGAGGATTGCGTTGACCAACTTCTTTTGGAGCGGCGTCCCCTCGGACCATGCCGACCATGTGTTGCCGCGGTACTTGGCCTTGGCGAGCTTCTCGACCTCCTCGAGGAGCGACTGCCAGCCGTGGGACAGGCTGTCGATGATGAGGACATCGAAGCCATGGGCCTGCTTGATCGCGTCGACGTAGCCCTGAACGGTGTAGTCCTTGAGGTCGAGAACCTCGAAGTCGAAGCGGTCGGAATACTTCGACGCCGATCCTCTCTCGGTGTCGATCACCGCCACGGTCCCCGTGGGGCCTGCCAGCCCGCGTCCGATCCGCAGCATTGAGAACGTCTTGCCGCTGCCGGATGGACCAAACCCGGCGGCCCTCAATTTCGCCTGTGCCTTCGTTGCCTTGCGAAAACCTGCCATCACTCGCCCCCTTTTCGCTCTCGCCCCTTGCGCGGTGGCACGATCGAACTGCTCGACCGCTTCACCCCGCGCGCCGCTGCTATCTGCTGCTGCTCCGTCCAGCCAGACCGGATCTCTCGAAGGGCTTTCCGCAGCTTCCGGGAGATCGTGATCGTGGCCATCAGTCCCCTCCGTGATCCGCCGGCGGTTCCACCACCGACGGCCCCATCCATGCCATCCCGCTCCGCGGGCTCCATGCCTGGGCTTCCAGCCCCGGCCCGTCCTTCAGTCCAGGTCCGTCGGGTCGACGGCCAGGAGATCGAGGGGGATGCCATCGGTCACCGGCTCCCGATGAGCCCCGTAGAGCTCGACCATTCCGGCAATCGCCCCTTCCGCTTCCCGGTCGCCAGGCTGTTCGTCGTCGCGCATCGTTGATCTCCCCTGTGCTTCGTGCTGCTGTCGTGTCTGGTCCCCGATTCGGCCAGCCGATACGTCTCGGGTGACCACTCAGACCGGATCTCCGCTGTCCCGGTCTCGATCGCTTCCGGTGTGGGGTCTTCCTCAAGGGGAAGCCCCGTGAGGATTGACCACTGGTGTCGAACCTCGCTCACCGATCGCCCCACCACCCATGCCGTCGATTCGTGACTCAGGCCAATCTGCCAACACAGGTGAGCCAGGGAGATTGGGAATGGCTTCGCCACTCCGATCACCACCCCCATCGACTTCCCCGCTGCCAGCCTCTTCGCCTGCCGTCTCGCCGTCGCCCTTACCCCCGTGTCAGCCATCCCCTGTCGCCCCCGTTTAGTGATCACTCGTTCAGTTGTTTGAGGGAGCGTACCCCGGCACAAACCGGGAACAACCCACCCCAGACCGCCTAAGTGTCCAGGCTAAAAATCGAGGGAGAATCGAGAGGGACAGTTGACCGGAATGGTCTGGCGACCCACTCAAGTTATTCGCGGCTGCAAACAACGAGGGCGAACATAGGAACTTGGCCTACGATCAGTCAAGAGGTGTTCTTCGCGAATGCGAAAAACTGCGTTCTCAGCGTGAAAACGCAATCAAGATGCGGGGCTGGACACTCGCGGAACGTATCCGTTCCGAGGTCTTCCGGTCGTCGGCGGGTGATTCACCGCCTTCTCGACATCGGCATCGAGGAACGCAGCGGAACGGCCGAAGCGGTACTGCTTCAACTGCTTCCGCTTTACCAGCGAATAGACCCCGCCCGTGGTCATCCCGAGCCGCTTGGCGGCCTCGTTGACGGTGATCCAATTCCCGACGGGTGCTGGCAGTCCCACGCGCTTCATTCCCCAAGCATTGCCACATGATCGAGCGTGGGCAACACGCGCGATCCGACAATTCACCGCCGCCCTTCACCCGCGTAGGGTGAGATGACGGACCAACTTCGACCGGAGAGGGCTCCGGTTGAGGTTGGGGGATTGGAAGTGAGGGGAGTTGAACAGGCGTCCAGGTGACCTACCTTAGACGCAAGGCATGGATGCCACCCACCTGGAGGTTGGAGCCATGACGCTACGGAAATTGTTGCTTGAGCGGTACGTCCCCGTAAAGGGCATCTGTCCAAGAACGGTCGAGATCTACGGTCACTCGATCGATCGGTTCTCCGAATACCTTGGGCGGCCAGCCATGGTCGCAGACCTCGAAGAAGACACGATCGCGGCCTTCCTGGCGTGGCGAGGGCGAACGATCCACTCCGCGCGCCGGGGGATTCCATCGGCGGGGACGGTGAGGAAAGACCGCACACAGCTGCTCGCCCTCGCGCTCTACGCCTTCCGCAAGCGGCTGATCGAGGAGTTTCCCATCGTCCGACAGGTCCGGGGGGAGAAGAGGCTGCCGCGCGGCTTCACCTCGGCCGAGGTGGCCCGGCTGATCGTCGCGGCCCGGGGGCGGCAGCGGACGATTGCCGGCCTGCCGGCGGGGTGGTGGTGGTCGACGCTGATCTACGCTGCGTGGTGCTCGGGAGCGAGGGTCGGGGAGTTGATGGCCCTCCGGTGGTTCAACGTCCAGGGGACGGAGATCGTCTTCCTGGCTGGCACCAGGAAGGGGCACACCAGGGACATCGCCAGACGGATCACGCCCGACCTGTCGGCCGAGCTTGAGCTTTACCGGCGGTGCCCTGGCGATCTGGTCTGGCCGTGGCCCGGGAAGCCCGCGTCGATCTACGCCTCGATGGCGATCCTGTGCGCGAAAGCCGAGGTGCCTCAGCGGCGGTTCCACGCGATCCGCAAGGCCAGCGCGAGCTACGTTCAGGCGGGGGGTGGCGATGCCGTGTCGCACCTCGACCACAGTGACGCGAACATCACCCGCAACCACTACCTCGACGAGCGCGTGGTGGGGAAAACCGAGGGGATAGACTTCCTCCCGGCGCTGGATCTGGGCGATGCCCATTTCATTGAGGAGGCCCCATGACCACAGCCGGGGGCGGCGAGCCCTCCGCCGCTTCGCACTCCGCCAAACAGGCGGCGTAGCCGGCCAGATCGATCGGCGTGTCGGTGGTGCGGGCGGTGCCCATGTGCCGGGCCACCTTGTCGATGAGCATGATGAGCGCCCAGTCGGACGGCGTCAGGGGCCTCGTCAGGATGCCGGCGAACGCGGCGTTGACCATGCCGACCGTCCTGGAAAAATGCTCGACGGGCGGGCCGTACTTGCCGTGGCGGTCGATGACCGCGGCGCGGGCCTGCTCGAGGAGCTCGACGGCGGCACAGGGGGCGGAGGTGTGGTTGCTCATGCACCCACCTTCCCGCGCCCGGGGGCGTGGGCAACCCCCGCGCGGAGATCGGCATCGCACCAGATCGGGACCGCCCGGGAGACCTCCCGCCGGCCGTGGTCGACGATCACCAGCGATTGGCACGGGGCCTCGAACTCCGCCTTGATCCGCAGCGCGAAAGCCGACATCCCGATCAGGCTGCCGTTGGAAACGTACTTCCCCCGGAGCCACCCCCACTGGTGCCAGTGCCCGAAAACGTCCAGATGGGCGGGCCTCGATCGGTTCCACGCGGAGATCGCCTTGTTTACCGGCACGGCGATCCCACCGATGCCACCCTGGTAGCGGATCTCGTGGCCGTGGTGGTAGCGGACCACGAACCCGTCGAGATCGAGGTAGCCGAGGTAACCGGCCGCGATCTCCCATCGGACGTTGGGCCGGGTCTCGCCGCCGGCCATCATGAGATAGGCGTTCTGCTCGAAGGAGTGGTCGTGCTCGGTGGCCTTGCGGGGCTTCCCGTGGTTGCTCCGCCCGTGGTTCCCCGGCTGGGTGACGACGATGACCTCCCTGGCCATGTCGGCCGCCATATCGATGATCCCCCGGAGCCGGGCCGCGGCCCACCTGGTGGCAGCCATGGGGGCCAGGGAGCAGGTCTCGACCAGCTCTTCATGGATGTGGCCGCTGATGAAGTCGCCGAGGGCCGCAATCACGATTCTGTCGATCTTCACCAACTGGCGCTCGTGCTCGACGAGGACGCCGATCCGCCGGGCCAACTCGGAGATCCGCAGGTCGGCCACCTCAAGGTCGAAAGCATTGAGCCCCGCCGTCTGCTCCCGGGTGACGGTCTCCTCGCAGTGCCAGTCGGACAGGACGACCAGGGCGGTGGCCGCGTTTGGCCGGGCTGGCTTGGCAGGCCGCGGCATGGCCTTGGCCTGGAGTCCGGCCAGCCCCGCCAGCGAGTCGGCCCGCTCCCGCTCAAGGTCGATCTGCCGAAGCGCCGTCCCATAGCGGGTCTTCGTGGCGGCGAGCTCGGCGCGGAGCTTGGCCAGCTCGGCGTCGGCGCGCAGCCGGTCGGCCTGGTCGACGCCCTCGCGGATGTCTGCGGTCAATCGGCGGCGTTGATCCATCGCATCACCTCAGAGCGGGTAACGGTGATCAGACCGCGAGCGGAGAGCGCCGCATGAATGGACCGGGCCAGCGCGGTTCGTGTGCCCTCGATCTGGCCAGCGAGGAACTCGGCCCGAACCTGCGTCAGCTCTTGCTGGACGTCGGGCGTGAGCTTGGACAGCCAGGAGGCCGGCCCCTTCTTCGCGGCGGCCACGCCACGGCGGATGTCGTCGGTCAGCGAGGGCTTTTTTGGGGGCACGGCTTTTCCTCCTCGGGTGGCTTCGGCTTCTTCGACCTTCGGCCGAACTCAATCAGCTGCTCGGCCTCGGCCTCCTCGGCCCCGGTGATGTCAGGCTCGTCGAGCCCGGACCAAGTTTGTCCAGGCGGTGGGATTGGCCTCTTCCGTGGCATGGTCGAGCTCCTTTCGTGCGGCCTCAATCGCCCGGGCGGTCATCATGCGGGCCGCCGTCGCCAGGAAAGGCAGAGCCTTCTTCGCGGCTGCTTCCCGGAGGTGTTCGACGATCTCCTCGATCCGGCGGAAGCTTTCGTCCGGGCCCCATCGGTCCATCTGCGCGGCGAAGTCGGAACAGCCACACTGCCCGTCATCCCGCAGGCCCCACCACGCAAGAGTCTTTTTCAGTTGGCAGCCTGGGCCACATCCATAGATGGCATACCGCTGATGCAACTCCGTCGGTGAGTAGGTGCGGACCATCGACCAGTAGACGGCGTCGGGGATGTCGACGACCTCACCGACGCCGGGCTCCATGCGGACGACACCACTCCCCATGACGGCATCCATATAGCCGTCCGGTTTCATGTGTTCGACGGCCCTTAGTGCGTCCATCACGACGAGCATCAGGGAGGACTCCCGAGGGCTGTACAGTTATCAAACGCCGTTTGGTTTTGAATGACCGAAGCGTTGTAACTTTCGTTTCCGCTTCCGCAACTACAAACACTGACCATCAGCCCGCCGTATTGAACTGAGCGGCCAGTTGAGCCGGGCGGGCAGATCATTCCATTTGCAGTTCCGTCACAAGGCTGGCCGTCTGGGAACACAAACGCTCCAATGGCGGTAACATAAACAGGATCGCGGTAGCATCGACGCCAGCGGGCCACAATCACATAGTTGATCGAATGCGTGAAGCAGTAGCAGTAACGATGACCACAGCAGCAGTCGATCGTATTTGCCAGACCGCCAGCCGCTAGCAGCAGTTGGCCGTTGTAAGTGATGAGGCCCATTGGTTACCCACTGTAGCCAGGGACGCATTCCGCCAATCCCAGTTCAACCGTGGTGCTTTCCTCGACGGAGTGGACCCATACTTTCTTCCGGTAGAACACCAGCTTGGAAGTCGTAACTCCAGAGACAGTCGTGGCAACAATTGCGGCGTTGTAGACGACATCCTGCTGGTCTGATTCCGGGGCGATCAGGTATCGGTTCCCATCCGAGTTTTCGCCGATCATCACCCACTTACCGGACAGCACTTTCCCGAAGTGATTCCAGACAGGGACGGACTCGCCAGTGGCGGCCTCCGATCCGGGCGTGCCGGCATAGAGGGCGATCGACGCCGATGTGTCTTTCAGCCAGTCGGCCGCAGTCTTGCCGAGGCTGACAGTCCCACCGCCATCCCATGCCATGTACCGTGGCGAGTGGTGCGAAGCGTTGCGGCCACCGTTCTCGATGGAGCGCACAGCGTTACCGATCCGCGCCAGCGATTCGCGGGACGTAACTGTAACTTTCCGCTTCATGCTGGGTTTCCGAACTTTGTAATGTAGCTGACCTTGTCGTATGGGTCGAAGTCCAGCGCAACCGGCGGAGTACCAGGCGGGAGAGCTACACCACTGGATAGCGCACAAGGTTGCCGGACTGGCTTCTTGTCGAAGCCGACGATTGATCGTCTGTTAGTGCCACTGCTTGTGGGCGTTCCGGTTCCGTCGACACGCTCATTAAAGCCCATATCCCACGGCTTACATCGCCATGTGTCTGATTTGTATTCCATCTCATAAGTCACTTCCCAGTAGCGTGCCGCCGTCTGGGTTGCGCCGGAACTGGTGATAATTACCTTCTTGGAAAAGTTAGAGATTGAACACTTCCATGTATCGGCAAGCCCATACGATCCCAGCGTGGGCCATGTGTCGGAGTTGGTCTTATTGTTGACGGCGTTCATCTCTGCGTCTGCCGCAGACAGCGAAGAGTAGGAGCGGACCAGCGTATAGGCGCGGAAGCATAGCTCGCGCTCCATGCCTTCAATCGGATCTCCAGCGGAGTTTTTGAGAACGTCTCCGTCTTTATCCTTGAAAAATGGCAGCATTACGTTGGTGCCACGCCCAGCCCACACATCGAGCGGCAGACCGTTGGCGGGGTTGATCTCGATGATCGGCACGAAGTATTCGACGCCAACGGTCCACATCAACCCAGAGCCATCGGCCGCGGAGTAGGTCCACTTCATGGCCTTACATGAAGTGAACGACGCATGAGCGTCTCCGTAGGCCACACCGGGAGCCGTCAGGATCGCGGCCACGCTGGTCGTCGGTGGCGGTGCATCGACACGCACCATCCACGATTCATTCAGGACATGGGATTCCCGGAAAGCCCCGCTGCCGGTGGCCTTATTCGGAAGGTACTTGGTTGCGATGACGGCCATGGTTCACCCTGCAAAAGATAGCTCTTCGATGTCGAGGCCCATGTCGTCGGTGTTGTCGGCGATCCGCTCGGTGGCCTTTGCCGTCCGCTCGGCTGGATCGTTGGCATCGCCACGCATCAAACGAAACATCTCGGCGATGCCCTCCTTCGACCGGGAGTCGATTGCCTTGACCTCCTGGTTGCGTGCGGCGATCACCCCACCGGCTGGAGCCATGCCGGCAATCGTGGTCTTCTTCGCCTGGTCGAGTTGGCCGGCAGCGAGGCGCGACTTTTCGAGAGCAATTCCAAGAGCCACTGATAGCGGGCCCGCGCCGGCATTGGCCTTGTCCCCGAAGGCCCCGTCAAAGTTCTGGCCGGCCGCGGCGAAGTTGGCCTTTGCCGCGGCTGTGATTCCCTTCGACGCATCCTGTGCCGTCTTCGACACCAGCCCGATAACCTTCGCGGCGGTGCCCAGCACAGTCAGAATCGATCCTGCCCACACCCTGGCGACGCCAGCCAGCAGCGAGCCGAGCCGGCCAACGGAGTCGAATACGGCAGACCAATTGCCGCCGACGAACGTCAGGTATTCACCCACCGTGGTCAGCCCACCGATGATAAAGTCCCCGACGCCGGCCATGTATCGGGCCGCAGCCAGGATCCCCGCGCCGATGGCCTGGCCGATGTTGGCCCCGCCCATAGAGCCGACGAAGTCGGTGAACGTCGTGGCGATTGCGGTGATCGAGGGGGCGAGGTAGGCGGTGATCTGTTTGACGATCCCGCTGATGGCCGCGGACACCTTCTGGAACGAATCGTTCATGGCCTCAACGTCTCGGCCCTGCGCGCCGGTGAGGGCCATCCCGAACCGCTGGGCCTCGTCGGTGGCTTCCTTGATCGATCCAGCCCCGCCGGCGAACAGCGGCAGCAGCTCGGCCCCGGCCTTGCCGAAGAGCTTCACCGCGGCGGCGGCCCGCTCCGCCTCGGTCGGCAGCCCCGCGATGGCATCGGTGATCGCGGAGAATCGCTCCGCAGACGATTTGCCCTGGAGATCGGCCAGAGAGAGCCCGACGGCAGCGAATCCCGCCTTGGCAACGTCAGAGCCCTGAGCCGCCCTGACGAACGCAATGTCGGCCTTCGTCGCGGCTTTGCCGATCAACTCCATGCTGACGCCAGCCAGATCGCCAGCGTGAGACAAGCCGGCGAGCTCGCCGTAGGTCATCCCGAGCCGGGCCGAGAGTTTGCTGGTGTCGTCGATGACGTTGGCCTGGGCCTGGCCGAGGCCCACCAGAGACCGGGCTGCGCCCATGGCGCTCGACGCGATCTGGCCGAACAGCTGCGCCCCGGAGATCGCGTTCAGCAGGCGCATCCCCGAGCGAAGCCCGGCAACGTCATTGCCGAGGCTCTTGAGCGACGAGCTCGCCTTCGACACGCCAGCAGTCAGCCCCGAGCTCGAGGCCGTGAAGATCGCGGAGACTTTGCCGATGCCTGCCATGTCAGATTCCTTTCGCCTCCATCTGCGCCGCGAAGAATGGGATCCGCCGCAGCTGTTCTTTGAGTTGCTCTTCCGTCTGGACCGGGGCCCGGTAGGACGGCAAAAACTTCTCCTCAAAGTCCGGTTCGACCTTGGCCCCCTGGGCCGCAGCCATCACCGCGGCCAACTTCCCGGACCTCGACCAGTCATCCCCAAACGGCTCGACCATCCAGTAAGCCGCCCACCACTTCAGCTGCCGCAGCGAGATTTGCTCCGACAGCGTCTCCACATCCCACTCGCCACACGCCAGGGCCAGCCTCCCGAGGAACAGCGTCAGGGGCTGGCCACGGATTTTTCCGCCTCGGCCTCGATCTCCTTGTCGTCGACCTTGAGGAGCTCGATGCCGACCTGCCATACCTCAAGGAGACCGTCGGGCCGCCAGCCGGCCAGCGTCGGGACATCGGCCTCGGTGAAGAGCCGCTTCCCCGCCTCGTCGCACAGGAGGAGTGATGCCAGCTTCGCCCGCCACGGGGCCGCGGTGCCCTTGTAGGTCTCGCAAAAGATCGACCACTCGTCGTAGGTCTGAGCCGTCGGGTCGAGGACGAACACATCCCCGCCCCACGCTGCCACATGGAGCCGCTTTGGGGGGGCCGGCTTGTTGGCTTCGAGGGTCAACAGATCGTCGCGGGAGAGCATGGTTACCCCGTGAATTGAAACTGGTACGAACCTTGGATCAGTTCACCGGCGGAGCCGACACGCTGGACGCTTGCCAGTTGCGCCGGCCAGCTGGTGGCCACCCCGCCGATAGTGAAGGCGAGCGTTGCGGACAGGCCGATATCGGCGCGGCCGAATGGGGGATTCCCCCAGCAGCGGAAAGAGATCGAGCCCGGCTCGATCATGGTGATCTCGACTTGGCGGATCACCCGCGTGTTCCCCCCGCTGCCGACGATCGTGGCCGAGGCCCCTGTCGTGTCAGTCGGGGACGCTGCGGCGTAAGACTCGTCGAAGCCGATCAGGCCACCGAGCGCAGTCCCGTTAAAAGAAACGGTAGCGCCTTGTGCGGATGGGATGTCTGCCATGACGCCCCCAGATCAGCCAGTGATCTTGAACGTGGCCGTACCCTTGACGTACTCGCCGACGGCTCCGCCCTCTTCGACATCGGTACAAAAGGCATTGCCGGTGATGCCCAGTCCGGAGCAGCTGATCGCGTACTTTGTGCCCTTCACCGGGGCATTCTTTCCGAAATACTCAAGGGAGATTTCATCGCCTTGTTTCAGTGGCTCGGACTGATAAATCCGCAGCGAGTCGACCGCTTGAGAGCAGTCCGAAACCTCGATGAGCGGTCGTGACTCTTTCCGCTTGATGTTCGTCGCCCGAAACTCGATCGCATTGAAGGAGAACGTCAAGCCCTGCATCGTGTCGATTGTGGCGGGCGCGACGGCCATGGCTATTCTCTCCAGCGAATAAAGATTTGGAGCTCGATCACGAAGTAGGACGGCAGATCCTGCCCGTCGGTCAGGTAGACCGCGGTTCCGTCGCGGTCAGCCGCGACATGAACGTGATCGATGATGGCCCCATTGGCGGTGCCGGTGAAGTTTTGGACGGCCGCCACGATCGCATCCGCCACCGTCCTGGCCGATGTCCAACTGGCCCCGCAGACCTCAACGGAGAACTCCCCGTCGGCGAATCCGGTGAGCCCGCTGGTCTGGAGTGGCCGCTCGGTTGACTCCCGGGCGTAGACGGCAAAGGGCAGGGGTGCAGACTCCGAGACGGCCACCGGGAAAGCGGTAGCGCCGGCCGTCTCGATCGTGGCCTTGAGCCAGGCTTCGGGGCTGCTCATTCGCCACCCCCGGCGGGATCGGCCTCGATCACGCCCTCGGCCAGCAGCGCGGCCAGCTCGGCGTGGTTGACGAAGAGAACATCCCCCGGCTTGTACGGGCCGTGGGGGGCGGTGAATCGGATGAGGACGGTGTCCATGGCGGGGCTCCTTCAGCGGGGGCGGGTAGCGTTTTCGCGGACGGCCCGTTCGAGGCTTACGCCCATTTCAATTTCCATGTTCGACAGGATGCCGGACCTCTTCGAGGCGAGCGTGTCGCGGAGCATGTGCTTCGGGGGCATGGTGCCGGTGGAGCCACCGCGCTTCCGCTTGCGGGGCTTGCTGCCAGCCTCGACCAAAACGGAGTGGTCGCCCTTCTGGTTTTTCTTCTTCCCCTTGCGGGAGAACCCGACGACCCCGATGGCAGTGCCTCGGAAACTGTCACCACCGCCGCGGGAGACCTTGGTGCCGAACCGAACGATGGTCGTCACTGATCGCCGCAGGTTGCCGGTGGCCCCTCGAGGTGTCGCGGCCTTGAGGGACGGGACAAACGGCTTGATCGATCGCCGGATCGCGGCCTTGAGGTGCTTCCTGGCGAGCGAACCGGGCAACTTGGCATAGGCGCGGATCAGATCGTCGATGTCGCGGTTGCTCTTGTCAGAGAAGAAGGCGCTGAAAAACAGGCCCGGGGCGCTCATGTCTTTTTCTCCCCAGCCTGGATCGTCTGCTCGGGATCGGCGTCGTCACCGACGACCGACGACACGGCCAGGATCCGGCCGAGCCGGCTTTCCCAGATGATCCGGGAGGAACCGTCGAGCCCGGGGACCGAGGGGACCACGATCAGGTAGGACGCATTGCCGGACGTCTGGCCCTGGTCGCGGGACTCGGAGTAACCGACCTGCTCGATCGATCCCCGCCGTCGGCACATCGTCACCCAGGAGATCGAGGAGATCTCACCGACGGAGTTGCGTGTCTCGACGGGGCGCTCGAAACGGAAGGTATGGGTCTTCAGCCCGGCGGCGGTGCGGTCGCCCATGTCAGTAGGCTCCCGTGATCGAGATCGACGCCAGGAGCGTCTCAATCGCCATCGGCAGCGGGTTCGCGCTGCCCATCACCACGCCCTCCCGGTGCTTGAAACCGTGGGCGACGTAAAGCAGGATCACCGATTCTGCTGCCGGCTCGATCCGGCCGCCCAACGCGGGCCCGGCCCAGAAGGTCACGACCAGGGGGTTGTCGTCATCGAACGTCGGCCAGGTGGAGAACCGGATCACCGCGGGGGTGGAGTCGGAGTCGACCGTGTAGGTCGTCGACGAGATCACCACTCCGCCGACCGTGATCACCAGCGGGTGCGTCCCGTCCACCAGGAGCGGCGGGACAGGGATCCGCAGCCCGAGGCGGCCGTAGCCCTGGTAGTAGGCGTGGTCGTGGTGGCAGTGATCGTGGCCGTGGCCGTGTCGATACAGGTCACGCTCGAACGTCGCCCGGAACTGGCGGGTCGCCAGCGTCGTCCCGAGCCGTTGCTCGACCAGCCGGCGGCCGGTGGAGATCAGCCGGATCAGGAGAGCGTCGTCGTCCGACTGCTCCGGGAGTCGTCCTACCTGCCCCTTGGCCGCAGCCAAAGAGACCGGCTCGACCTCGGCCTCGGAGAGTTGCTTGAGGGAGCGAAGCTTGATCACGGGCCCCCCAGTTACTTGACGGCGCGCTGAACGTTCTTTGCGGCGCGGGCGTCGGCCCGCTCGACGACAGGCTCGGTGGGCTCGACGACGGGCTCGGCCGGGAGGAATGTGGCCAGGCCGCTGTCGACGAGATGCCTGGCCATCCCCTCGGGGAACGACACCACGGCACCGGCCTGATGGTTGCCGTACTCGGAGCGGAACTTGATCGAGAGCGAGGGCATCGACATCGGGGGCTCCTCAAAGAAAAACGGCCGGGCGAGGTTGGAGCCTCGCCCGGCCGCTGAGACGGGCGGATGATGGAAGCGGATCAGGAGGTGGCCTGGACGATCGCTCCGGCGTACTCGGGGCCGTGGTTGCTCAGACCGAAACGGCCGTGAGCGAGGAACACGGTCTGGTTCTCGCGGGCCTTCAGCTCGCGGAGCGGCGTGACAGTGAGATCCTTCCGCATGGCCAGCGCGGTCGTCATGCGGTAAGCCCCGTAGACGGCCAGGACGTTGGCGGGCAGGGTGTCGGTCTTGTAGACCGGCACTCCCCACACGCTCAGTCCAGGAGCTCCACCGCCGACCATCGGCTGAACGTAGCGCGTCCCCTCGAGGGCGAGCAGCTGGCCCCACCCGGCAGCCGAGACAACCCACGCGAAGTCCCCCATCACCATCGGATCGATGGAGCCGATGACCGTGCCGACGTTGGCCGCGGAGATCGTTCCACCGACAGCCACGGTTGCCTTGCGGCCGGAAGTGATCCCGGCGTAGAGCCCGGCGATCGAGTTGCCGGAATGGCCCGCGAGCCAGGTGGTGTCGTAGAACTTTGCGAAGGCGTTGCCAAAAAACTGGGTGACGTAGCTGGCGACATCCAGCGGCGAGTCGTTCAGCAGGTTGTTCGACACATCGACTTCCGACTTCGCGTCGTAGATGGTGAGCGTGACCTTCGAGGTGGTCGGATCCTGCGCCGTCGGCGCGGTGTTCTCGGCGACAAAGTCGGCCGTTACAAGGCCGAGCTTCGGCACATCGACCGTCCGGCTGTTGGTGTTGATCGTGAGCGCGAGTTGCGCACCGATCGACTGCCGGTTGATTACGTTGACGATCTCGTTGTAAAGATCGACCGGCGGATTGAACTCGATCCCAGCCCCGGCGGAGCCGGTCTCGGACAGGGCCCGGGCGTTGATCGTGCCATCGCGGAGACCGCGGAGATACTGGGAGACCCGGAGCAGACGGGCCTCGTCGGAGTAGACCTGACGGCCGAACGATGCCAGCTGCTGCGCCTGCGGCTTTTCGGCGGCATCGGTCGAGCGATGCTCGGCGACGTTGCTGGCTGCGGTGCGGAGCCTGGAGAGTCGCGCGTCGGTGGCGTTCTCACGCTCGAGGTCGACAGCGATCGAGTCGGCCCGGGCTTCGAGCTCACCGAGGCGGCCGAGGTTGTCGGCCTGCTCCTGGTCGGACTCGGGAGCAGCGGAGCGGAGCGCCTCGATGTCGGCGTGGATCTTCGCGGCCTCGTCCTGGAGACGCCGGCGGGTGCTGACGGGATTCATCTGGTGGTCTCCAAGGATCGGTGTGCGGTGTGATTGACACACGCACGATCCCGGAGATCGACACGCCGGTGAAGTTGCCGGTTGTACCGTACAACTCACCGCGGCTTGCGGCAGCCGCAGGGGCAATCCTTCTCGCAGCTCATGACGATCTTGCCGTCCGGCTTGTAGCGTCCGTCCACGCACTTCCCGCCGCAGCCGCAAACTTGAATAGGCGGCGGCGCTGGTGAAGTTTCGGGGGCGAAACTTGCATACGCCGCAGCCACGGCCGCGGCGGCGCGCGGCGGCTCGCGGTCGATCTCCGCAGGATCGGCTGAGAGTGAGGCGAGCCAGGCCGTAACGGAGCGTAACAGCGTCATCACCAGCCCTCCCCGTGATCTACCACTCGATTCCCGGCGGCGTCGACCGCCGGGCTTCTGACGATCTGCTGCCGCTCGAGCTGCGGGGCCGGCTCGGCAGCCATCGCCACCCACAGCCCGAGGCGCGCGGCGATCCGGGCCAGCCGGCCGACGGCGGCGAGGACCGGCCGCTGCGGCGTCGGATTGATCGGGCTGGCCGGGGAGCTTCCCAGCCACCAGCCGACGGCGAGGCAGACAATGACGATGGCGACAAGGCGGCGGTCGAGGATCATGGCGGGCCTCACGGGGCGAGAGAGTAGACGCTGGCGATGATGCGGGCGGGTTGCGGGCGGGCGACGGCAGGCTCGAGCCACGCGCCGTTGTCGAGATCGCGGGCCTCGAAGCCGTTGGCCCCGGCGATCACGAACGAATCGCCCTGGGCGAGCATGGCTTCGACATCGCGGCGGGCGGCCCAGAACGATCCGTCTGGCTGGTCTTCCGGCCACTTCGGACCCTTGACCCAATTCGGCCCCCACGAGTTGAGGATCAGGACTCCGTCGCGCTTACCGGGGCCAGCGGCGTATCGCACCGAGATCGCCACAAGGCAATGCCCCCACTGCCCGCCGCGGGGGAGAAAGCCGTCAGCATCCCTGACGTTGGTCGCGGCGTAGCCAACGTTGGAGCAGATCGGAACACACAGCCCGTTCTCGATCGCAGCGCAAAGAGCTTCGTAGGAGTCGCAGAGGGCCACGCCTTGGGCGGTGTGCTTGGTGGCTTCCTTGCCAAGAGCCAGGGGAACGCCCCGCGCCCCCCACTCTTTCGCCCGTGCGATGTCGTAGTTGGTCAGGTCGATGTCGCCGTACTTCTCGCGGAACAGAATCCCGCCGACGCCAGCCTTTGTGCCGACGATCCACCGGGCGGCAGCCGCGCCATACGATCCATCGGAGTAGCCAGCGAAGTCAATCGGAGGGAGCCTGCCGGCCGTGCGACTTCCGCCGTAGATGGCTTCCGGGCTGACGAGCTTCGGCGGATCGTTTCGCTCGCCTTGCGTCCAGTCGACGCACTGGCCGATATAGCTCCCCATGCCCCAACCGAAGCTGACGCAGGTGCCGATGTTTCCCTGGTTCCAAGTCTCAAATGGCTTGCCGTAGACGGCGCGGTGTGCCTTGTCGGCATGGCGATACAAAAACGTGTCGCGGTTCTTGGCGTTTCGCATCACATCGGGTGCCGCGGCACCAAACGTGGGGTGCTTCAG